CAAAGCTGCATGTAGTCTTCGTAGGTCGTCGCGTTGGCAAGAATTCGGTCTGCGTTTTCGTCGAATGCTCTGTCGAGTAACTGGAAGCCCGACAGGATCGGCGTCAGCCCATCTGAAAGCCAAATCAGGGCACTGTCTGTCGTGTCTTTTAGGCTTGCGGATAGCGTCTCCCATGAAGTCGCATTGTCGGCGACCAGTTTCCCTTCCGCCGACAGGAGCGGTTGTGCCGATTCAAGAGCGGAGTTGAGGAGAATCTGCTTCTTCTCCGTATCCGTCAATGACTCGGCGCTTCTTCCAACGCTCTCCGCGTACTCTTCGTACACCTTTCCGCCCCTGGTCATAATGCCGAGGTTGTCCAGGATGAGGGGGGACATGCGTCCGATGCCCGTCACGATGTCATTCATGGCCTCGGAGGAAGTGCGGCCCATCGCTTGACCGAGGGCAGCCGCCGCCGTTGCCAGTTTCGTGAATTGCTCAGGCGTCCGAGCTACACCCAGAAGGAGCGCTCTGTTCGCTAACCCCATAGCCTCGAATTCGGGGATGGCTCCATTCGTAGCATTTTGAATGGATTGGACGAGGGAATCCATGTTCTGACCGAAGCTGGTCGCCAAGTGGTCGCCGGCCGCCTCTAGTCTCTGGAGTTGTGCGCCCGCCTCTGCGAAGTCAAAGGCCTTCTTGAAGGTAGCGGCGGCGATGCCGGCCGCGGCCAGGCCTGCCGTTATTCCCTTCAAGGCGTCCTTGAACGTCAGGCTGGACTTCTTTGTCTTTTCGCTGACCTGATCCAAGCCAGCCGCGAGCGCCCTGAGCTTGACGCTAGCCTTGTCGTCGGCTTCGATTAGGATCTGGATCCTGCTAGTGGCCACGTATCTCTCTCACACGCAACACGGTTTGCCAGGCCTTCGGCTGTTTCTTGGCGAACCCAGACTCGTCCCCAGCATCACGCTGCTTGTAGGCCATGAAGGCATCGTAGACTCCCAGGGCTTGGGTCATCCTGTCCAAGAGTCCGGCCGGCTGGTCTCGAAGGCCGCCCGACTCCGGCAGAGTTCCCCACCCGCGCGCCTGCCATGCGAGCTGGAGTTCACCTGGCGGCGGCCCCTTGCCCTCGGCGCAGTCTGCCGCCGCCAGGATCATTCCGGGGGGATTTCCAGTGCCTCCCCAATCATGGAGTCCAGCTTCCTCCCCAACCATCGGACGGCACCCGGCGCCATCTCAGACACATCCTGGATAGGCGGCAACAGCAGGCCGCACTTCCACGAGGCGCGGACAATGCTCCCGTGATGCTCAGGGGAGGAGATGTTGATGGCGTTGTCCCCATCGATCTCCCTCTTGGCCTTGAAGAACGCCTCCACGTGCCGTTGCAGGATCGGGTCGGCGACCTCGACCGACAGTTTGAGCTTCTCGTTTTCCAGCTTCATCACGGAACCCTGATGGTCTGCTGGTAGATCAACTCCCAGATGTCCTTGGCCTTCTGGCCGTCGTAGTGGCGAACCTTGAAGTCCGGCCTGCCCTGCGATGGGCCCCGAGGGTCGGCTAGGTAAAGATCGAGCCCAACGATGTCGCCATCGGCCGCCTTGTCCGGCGCGGCCTGTAGGATGTCTCGCGGGTCTCCACCATCGACAGAAATTAGCATGGGGCCTCCTATGGCACCGTGGCCAGTTCGTTGACCACCTTGATCTCGGCGAACGCGGCTTCGGTGGAGTTGTAGCGGGACCGGAATGTGCCCGTCAGGATGTCGTTCCCGTTCTCCTCGCCTAGCTTCTCGAACTTCTCCCACTTGCCTGCCAGATCGATCCTCAGGACCTTGGTGGTGAAGCCTGTCCCGGCTGTCCCGAGGTTTGCCCCAGGGAAGTTCAAGCGGACGAGTTTCGAAGTCCCGGCGCGCCATGCGGCCTTCTGATCCCCTCCGTGTGAGTCGTGCTCGAAGGTGATGTTCAGCAAGACCTCGGGCTGGGTGAGCTTGGCGAAGGCGAAGTAGAGCTGCCCATTCGCCGCCATAACCGGAACCCATCCGGTCTTCACGCTGAGGTCCATCCCCAAGAAGGTGTTGGACTTGATCGTCCCGCCGAACGAGCCCGAAACCGCGTCGATGTAGAGCGCGCCCTTGGAGAACAGGACTTCCTCAACCGTCGGGATGGTCGGAGAACCTGCGAACGCGGCCGAACCCGACTGACGAGCGGCCCAGGTGGCCTCCATCATCACCGCTTCCCCGCCCTTGCCCGTCAGCTTGAAGTCCTGGACGAAGGCATACTCCATCCGGTCGGAATACTGGTCGTCGCCGCCGTAGATGGTGTAGGTCTTGATAGAGTTCTTGGAGGTCTTCGGGAACGTGTAGGTGTAGATCTTCCCCGATGCTCCAGCTCCACCGTCGGACGCCCCGGTGCCAACCAGCTTCACCCCGGCCTCAAGGATGTGCAGCACTTGCTCAAAGGTGGCCGGGGTTGACTCCATAGCCAGGAGCGCGCCAAGCTGGGGTTGGTAGGATCGATCCAACCCCGAGATGTAGCCAACGTCCTCCTCGGGGAAGGTCGTGACCCGGGTGTCCTCGATGGTCCCGATGCCGCGCCAGTAGGTCGTCGCATTGACGGCCGTACCGGCGAGGGTCTCTCGGCCGAGGGTGATCTTGCGGAGTGCCTTGATTCCAGCCATGTCGTTACTCCTTAGGCCTGTAGAGGCCCGATGCGATCAGTCTTTCGTACCCGTACTTCTTGGCTTTCTCGGCCGTCAGATCCCTGGCCGGAACTCCGGGCAAGAACGCGAGGCCGACATACACTAGCTCACCGCCGATTGGATCTTGACGCCTTGGACGATGAACTGGAGCCCGAGCGTCTTCTGTGATCCCCATTCCATCTCTCCCCACCGGTATGTGATCCGGTCGAACGTCGAAATCGTTCCATCCCACTTGTCCGTCAGGTTCGAGAACAGCACGTTCGGAATGCTGTCCACGTAGGGGATGGCCAGTGCGTAGTCGAACGGCAGATCCTTACGAGCCACATGGAGCTCGATGATGACGTTGTGCAGGCCCGTCTTCAGGCCCGCGGGGGTTTCAATCCACTCCCCGTCGCCTGGGTAGCCAGCGACGAACGGGAAATCCCCAATCGTCTCGGGCGGTTCCGTGGGCGCCTGTTTCACCCCCGTCAGCCCTCCCACATATCCGATGGCGGCCGTGATGGCGTCATCCAGCGTGGCCACCGTGCCTCCGGTAGGGCTTCAGGAACATCTCGACATCGGGGTCGAGCTTGGCGATCTGGATGAGCTGCCCCATCTCCGCGTTGCCCGCCACGCCGTAGGGATTGTCTTTGCGGTGATAGATCCTCACCGCCTGGATCAGACACGCCTCTCGAACGTCGGATGGGGCAGACGCAGATGTTCCGCTCTGGTATCCGAAGATGGACGCAAGCTGAACGCCCTTGGATACACTCACGGGCCAGGCGTTGTTCCCCTGAGGAGTGACGTGGAGCTCCATGTAGGGGGCTTCGTTGTACGGCCACAGGTCGTAGTCGGTCGACGCCCAGGTCGTCTCGTAGGTCCTGTCACCATCCTCGTCCGTCTTCAGCGTTATGCTTCCCGACGTTCCCACGTCGTGGATGTCAAGAACTCTGGAGTCGACGGGGCTGTAGTAGCGCGTCCCATAGGCGCCATAGAACCGGCGCCGGCAGTAGGTGTCGATCTTCCTCGAGACAGCAGTCACGACGCGCTCAACCACCGTGTCCTGGGACGTTCCCATCCCGTCTGCGATGGCCGCCTTGACTTCCGCCAGAGTCATGTACCCGTTGGTAATGGTCATCTACTTCGCCTTGCGCACCCGCCTTGTGCCCGGTTCGGCCTTGACCTCGGTCTCTTCCAGGATCTCAACTGTGCCCTCTGCGGCGTAAGCGCGGGCCATCTTCTCGGGAAGGTCGATGATGTCCCCGGGCTGATGAACCGCGTCCGAACCCGCGATCCCATTGAGAACCTTCACACGCATGACTACCTCCGTTGCCTCTTGGGGGAGGCCTCCGAAGAGACCTCCCCCTCGGGCTATTTGATTGTCAGGCGATGATCACAGGAGCCGTGGTGTACTCCTGAGTCACCGGGAGCGAACGACTGCCACGATACAGCCGAGCAACCGCCGCAACGATCATTACGGAGGTTCCCAGGCCTCCGCCGGTCCCATACACCTTCATGAACGGCTTGGCCGGGTCGATGGATGCATCGATGATGACCCCGGCCTTGTTGGAGGCCGTGGACGCCATCGTCCCATCCGAAGCCGTGACCTTGGTGTAGGTTCCACCAGTGGCCGCCGACTTGTAGACCGAGAGCCGGAAGGTGTTCTTCGTGGCGCCTGCCTGCGCACCGTGGACGGCGGCGATCTCGATTCGATCGAAGCCAGATCCATTAACTGCGATGGGCGTTACAGCGGCCCCGGTCGCAATGGACAGCGGCGCGCACAGGTTGACGAGCTTCATGTCTTGATGGAGTTTGTGACCCATGTCAGCCTCCCTAGCTCGTCAAGACGTGCTTGAAGGCTTCGGCTTGGAGGGCAGCCCCACCGCGCCGGAAGGATGCCAGCAGGCCAACCTGGCCGTTGCCGGCGTACAGCTCAACCAGCCGCTGCACGAACATCCCTTGGCGTTCGGCGATGGCGTAGAACTCGAAGTTCCCGAACAGGACCGGCTTCGAGGCAGTCAGCAGAGCGTCCATCTGGTCCGTGATGCCCACCGGGTAGCCCAGGATTTCCCGGCTGCCGGCGTTCCCCTGAGGGGTCACCGCGAACGCAAACGGGTTTCCAGTCAGCGCCCGCAACGCACCGAGGGTGGCATTCCGCATGAACAGCCACGACCCGTCGGCGTAGAACGAACCCAGGGAGTGAACCAGCGTGATCATGTTCGCGGCCGTCAGCGCGTTGGTGCCAGCGGCAGTCAAGCCTGCACCCGAGGCCGCGACAGCGCCCTGCGGCTGGTTGGTGCCGGTGCCAGTGAGGAACATGTCGTTCTCCCACTTGGCCTCGGCTCGAGCGAACACATCCGCGAGGAACGCATCATGTCCGCCCTTGTCGTCCGCCAACCATTCCACCGACGCCTTCACCAGCTTGGTGTTGCGGTGGACCGTGATGATCACCTGCCCCAAGGTCGGTTCGTTCTCGTCGACCGCGCCCTCTTCAGCCGTCCGAACGAACGCGGTGGCCGAGGTCCCTTCCGTCGGGACAAGGATGCGATCTAGCGACGTCTGGATGACGGTTGGCCCGGCCGCCCGAACGACCGACTTCTCATCCCGCTTGGCAACGATGCGGGCGTAGAAGTCGTCAGGAACCGAGTAGCCGCCTTCGTCGTCCGTCTGGCCCTGCATGGCCGCCTTGTAGGCGATCGCATCGCCGGTCCGCAGGTAATACCGGAACGACTTCATCTCGTCGTCGGCAAACCCGAGGCCAGTGACCTGCTTGATGGCGGGCATGTATAGAACCCCGCCCTTCTTCGCAGGCTCTTCCGCCAGCATCGCCTTCACAGCTGCAGCAGCAGCCTTCCCGGCGATCTCGGCGATCCGCTCTTCAGTCAGAGCGGGCTCCGGGGCCTTGGGGGCCTCGGTGGTCACAACTTCGTCAGCCATTGGTGCCTCCGTTTTGGCTTCCGTTCTCGCGTCGGCCTCTTGCCGCGCAGGCGCACCCGAAGGTGCATCCGCCAGCGCATCCGGCAGTGGGAGACCAGCCGCGTTGAACAGCGTCTTGATGTGCTCTACCCCAAGCGTGCGCGGTTCTGCCGGGGTTGGGGTAAGCGAGTATTCGACAATCGGCCAGGTCTTGATGAGCCCGTTCAACTTCTCGACCAAGTGGCCGGCCGTTCCGCTCGACCAGCCAAGCAGGCCCTTCTCGATCAGGCTCAGGACCTCCTTGGCGTAGTCCTTCGACATCTCGATCTGTGCCTCAACCCATACGCCGATTTCGTCCACCAGCTCCTTCGACGTCTTCCCAAGCGAGTGCTTCACCTGGGCCTGTAGCGTGTGGTCGTAGAACACCGGCTTGGACGGGAGCTCGAAGGCGCCCTTGAGGTCGGTGTCGGCGTCAAAGTGTTCCCCGGTCAAGTCGATCCCGCCGAAGATCACACCGTAACCCGCGACGGTAGCGATGCCGTCCTTGATACTCTTCACGCGCACGCGCGCGGGGATGTGCTTGACCACCCACTCCTTCGAGACGGTCTGCCATTCCGACTGCGCAGCGGGGATGATCGGATTGACTCCGTCAGCGAGATGGGGGTTATCAATGACGGTGTAGGGCGCCTTGAAGTAGCCCTCATCCGAGTGGACAACGGCGCAGTTCTCGGCCCCCAGCACCTCATCAACCCAAGCGTCGACCAGCATCGACTTCTCGGGTATGAGAGCGTCCGCGAATGCCTCCCGCACCATTGCGGCCTGGTCAAGGCTTCCCGTGGTTTTCTCGCCCATGTGGTCCCTCCACATCGTGTTGCAGATTGCGGCTGCCTGATCCTGCTCGCGGCCCTCTTCCACCATCATCGGGATGCACCGCTCCAGCCAGTGCTCCCGTTCTTCGCCTTCTTGAATGTCCGGCATCGCCTACTCCTTGATGAACCCGTCTACGCTCTTCTGTAGGATCCGCTCTACCGCGGACAACACGGACGGATCCTCAGCAACCGCCTGGGCCGTCTTCCACCCAGTCTCCTCGTGGTAGCGCGCCTGCTGGCGCCTGTCATGAACCAGCCCGGCGTACCTTGCGGTGTTCACAATGGACGCCCGGATGTCGGACATGATCGTGATAGCCCACTTGGCATCCATCCGTTCTGAGTTCGGCGAAATCCCGCGCCGATATGGGACATCAATGAGTCCGGCCTTCAACTTTGCGAAGAAGCCTCGCCTTTGCTTGTCCGTCTTGAATGGCTGCGGCCTCCGAGAGACACGCGGGTATGTCGCCACCTGCCCCTTCACGTGGACGGCCGCGGCAGTCAGTCCGTGGCGGTACGCCTGAAGGTTGACGAGTCTTTTCAGCTTTGCGTTCAATGGGCCCATCCCCGTCAGCTCGATGTGGATCACAGCACACTCTCGTGCCGCTCTCGGCACCTGCAGCGCGGGTGCGCGGGGGGGCCGTCATAGCTCTGCCCGTTCTCGGGGTGTATGTATCCAGTGGGCCCCTGGGCCTGCCCATTCAGGGGCATGCAGATGGGACACACAAACTCGTCGGCGGCCGTCTCCCACACGTCCCGGAAGAGGAGGCCTTGTTCCTCCAGCAACTGAACCAGAGCCCGCTCGCCCTCCGTGGCCGCACGCGTGACCTCCGTGGTTGCGATCATGTCCGCCCGGATCGGCCCGAATGCGCTCTCAAGACGACCTCTAAGCTCATCGAGCGTCTGGTTCTGAGTGAAGAAGTTCCCCACTGACTCACGTATCAATTCCCTAGTCGTCTCCGTCATGCCAGATACCAAGTCGTAGGTGTACGAATTGGCCCATGTGACCGCGTTCCTGTTCACCATCGCCCAGTCCACTCCGACAACCGACTCCTCCAGCGCACTCTCGGCCGAGGCCAGATAGACCTCCTGCAAGAGAGGCGTAAGCAAGCTGGCCAGCGCCCCGGTCTGCTGATCCCAGAACGTGGCCGGAAGACCACTGAAGTCGGGAGGGTCGCCGAGTGCGTTCATCACTTCGTCCAACGCCTGCTTCCCGAGTTTCGCGGTCTCTCGTGCAACACGTCTCTCCCATGAGTCGCGGTCGAAGGTCGGCACACCTACACCATCTCCAGAAGCTGCATTTCGACAAACTCTTCCATCTCGTCTTCCTTTCTCCGGATCGGGAAGTAATACCCGCCCAGTTCCTCGGGCACGATAGTCACCACGGCCCCAGTCGATACGACCGTCAGCGCATCGAGCGTCACCGCGCCAGCACCATCTACCAGGTCCCCGACGAACCCGGTTCCCGCCGCGGTCAAATCACCGAACGTGACGGCTCCGGCCGCATCGACCGGGATTTCTCCGGTTGCCGTTGCCGTTACAGCATCCAGGGTTACAGCACCGGCGGCGGAGACTGCAACCACGCCCGTGCCCGCGGCCGTCGCCCCCGCCAGAGTTGCCGCGCCAGTAGCGGATACCGGAATGGTCGCTGTCCCTGCGGCGGATAGATCGGCCAGGGTTGCGGCGCCGTCACCGAGCGCGGGCGTTGAACCGATTACCCCCGTGCCAGCCGCGGTCGCGCCCGCGAGGGTTTCAGCCCCCGCAGCATCGACCGGCACCGCGGCCGTACCGGCAGCGGTCAACACGGCGAGAGTGGCGGCCCCATCCGCTGCAACCGGAACGACCGCTGTTCCTGCCGCGGTCATCGCCGCCAACGTCGCCGCACCGGCGGCCGTTACCGGAACGGTGGCTGTTCCCGCGAGCGTGACGCCCGCAAGCGTTGCGGCCCCGGCCCCAGTCGGTCCTGCCGGCCCCGCTTGCTGTTGCGCCGAAGGAAAAAGCGGCTGCCAGACCCAGCTCACGCTACGTCACCTTGCGAAGCGACCACGCAATAGATCGATCGGTCCCGCTGATTTTCTTTACCCCGACGTCCCAGCCCTCGGCCAGGAAGAACCCGGTGATGATGACCGGGCTGCCCTGCACACCTACCACGCGGCCCGTGTGTACCGTGCGCTGTGTTCCGCCGTTGACTGCCTCCATCAACCTCCACTCAAACACGTCGCCCGCGGTCATCGCACCGAAGTCGATCCACGCCTGGGCGAGGGTGTCTTCCGTCTGGGCCGCTGGGGTTGTTGAGTCGGCCGCCAGCCAGTGTTCGGATGTGCCTATCGTTGCGCTGTCGATGACGACTGAAATTGTCATGCATCCATCCTATGCTGCGTACACGATGACGCCCAAGGCCTCGGCCGCAGCCCCGTCAACGTCGATGTACAACGCCTCGCCGGCGGCCAGGGGATAACACACCGGAAGGGACGGGTATGGCCCGAACAGGTCTTCGCTCGCGGAGGCAACCGTGAAGTCCCATATCCCGACGATGTCTGCCGCCGCGGTGTCTCTTGCTAGGCGCACCCTGTAGACACCGGCTGAGAGGGCCGTGTTGGCCGCGAAGTCCATGCCAACATGGAACCAACGGTGCGCCCTGGTGGTCGAGGATGTGACCTGAGCCTCTGTGCCAAACGATCCGGAAGCGGACGTTACTGCTGTGCCTATGCTGCTCCCGGCCACGGCTCCGTATTGCGTCCACTCCTGCGGCGCATCCTCAGCGAACCCGTGAGGCGGCAACTCGAATGCCTTAGCCGAAACCACCACCGTATCGACCGTGATGACGGCCTGGCACTGCGCCCTAAGTGCCTTACCTGCTGGAATGTAGAGCGGGAAGAAGTATTTTCTGCCGCCCCCGGCCAGGCTTTGGGCTGCTCCGAAGTCGAGGTACGGGATGACGATCTGCTCGTTCCCGCCCCCTGTTGGACCAACGCCGATGTTGGCTAGCATCCCAGTGTTAGTCGCCGCCGTAGATACGTTCCACGCCGCCAGGTAAATTCCGAAAACGTCGTAGGAAACGGGGTCGATGAGCGTGACCCAGCTTCCCTGCGTATGCGGAGTGGCGTGGGCAGTCACGGTGACGCCACCCTTGGCAGTCACCTGATAGGAACGGCCGAACCCGGAGGGCGGAAAGACTACCGGCATCAGTCGTTGCCTTCAGTCAGAACCATCGTGCTGATGGTCACGGTCTGCCCCGAGGTGATTGCCCCGTCGAAGTTGATGTCGCCCGACCCGATGGCGCACGACCCCTGCATTTGGCATGTCGTCCCGTCAAGCGTCGCCTGAGAGTTGTAGATACGGAAGTGTCCAGGCGTATCCGCGGCACCACCCGACGCGGTCCCGGACCAGGTCCCGCTCTTGGCCATTGTCCCACCGGCCCCGGCGGCGAAGGCCGGGTTCGGAAGGTTCATGGTTACGAGCAGCGTGCCGCTGTTGGCCGTCGTAGGCAGGGCCGGTTGCGCCCCGGTGTAGATGCGGATGGCGCCCGAAGCACCGATAGCCGTGTTGATCGCATCCAGGCGATTGTTCTGAACGGCATCTTCTCGCAATTGAACGGTCATTCCTCAGCCTCCTCCCGAGACTCTTCGTCCTCGGGCTTATCTTCCGGCGGATGTTCGTCAGCCTCGGGCCAACTAACGCTTGCGCTTCCCTCGATGCGGAGGTCGTCTAGTTCTGACATGTCACTCCTCGTATTCATATCGAACCTTGCCCTTGCTTCCCTTAGGGCGGCCCCTGTTGTCGCGCTCAAGCGTGTTCTCTTCCACTCTCCCGGTCATGCGCGGAATGCGAACCTCATTCGTCACCTTCACATCGGGTGACTTGACCTCGTTGGTCACTGAGACGGTGGCAGTGGAAGGCGATATCGTGATAACCGGGGCGGGGGCCTCGGGGACATTGAAGACGGGAGCGATCTTGGTCTCGGGCAATCCAGCGATAGCAGACTTCACGGCATCGGCAATCATGGGAGATATCGTCACGGGGTCGTTCACCTGGACGCTATCGCTCTTGATGACGAGCTGAATCCCAGCAGGTTGCCGTGTGTCCATCAACTTCGTAACCAACTCAATGACTTCGTGTGCTTTCATCTCGTCATCCTTCCGATAGTCTGCCCAGGCCGGGACGCCCTTCGCTGTCATGGCATTGGCGAACACAGCGCGCACGGCGGACTCGTCCTGAATGCCTTCCAGCCTGGCCGATAGCGCGGCATGAAGACTGGCCGGGATGTTCGGAGACTTGAACTCCGTCACCTTGTGCGCCTTGCCCTCTGACAACCGTCGAAGGACCAGCCTCTGCCACTTCCGCAGGTCCTCCTCCCGCTGTCGATCGGCCATGTCTCTCTGCTGTTGCAGGCGGTCGGCCTCTTGCTGGCCCTGGTCCTGTTGCCCGGCCTGGATCTGCCCCTGAATGCGCTCCGCGGTTTCCTGCCGGCGCCGCTCGTCCTCAGCCAGCATGGCCCACTGCTCTTCGGTGAGGTCGTACCCGAGAATCTCCATCGCAAGCCGCAGGGGGATCTTCGAATTGACCAGGCTCTGCAACGACGTTGCCCGTTGCGCCTCGTCCTCCTGGAACACGTCCAACTCATCCGGGGTGAACTCGACTCGTATATCCGTGCCCTTCAGGAACTGGTTATTGATGACGTCCTGGAACTTGGGACACCTTGGCCGGATGGTGTTCTGCCAATACTGGATGTCGTGTACGCCGGCGGTGGCGAAGTTAGCCGCATCCTCCAGCATGGTCTTGGAGAGCCCGAAGGCCCAGGCGATCTCCGCCAGGGCCTGGCCCTTCAATTCGGGCATCGCCAAGTCCTTTAGCGGAGGCGTGATGACACCGACCTTGATGTCTCCTCTGAGGGCCAGGATCCGAAACGCATTCCCTATCCCACGCATGGAACGTTTGAAGAATCCCTCGGCATGCTTGGCCTCGTCCTCAGTAGTCTCGGCCGGCATTCCCAGGGCCGTGACGGGCATGGCCCCGCCAGCGAAGAACTGACCCGAGAACCGAGTCACGTAGTCCATCAACTTGGCGTTTCCAAGAGCCACCGCTGTTGCCGAGATCCCGGGCCCGATGTCGTCCGACGGGTTGAACTCCTTGAAGTACGCAACCTCATCCGTCGACCAGGGCCCGTACTGCCGGGCGTTCACCGACTGGACGAAATGGATGTTCTCTGGGATTGGATCAACCCCAAGCGGCATCTCGACACGAACGGTGAACGGGTTCAGCCATTGCGCGCCCTTGAGCGACACACGGTTGCGGTTCTTCAGCCAGTAGGAAGCACCCTTCATGAGAAGCGCGGCCTCAGTCATCCATATCAGGCTGACCAAGTCCTGCTCAAACGGCCACCCATCTTCAAGCTCGGTATCCCCGCTGTAGACGTGGATCGGGACTGAGGCTAGGTCGTTGCAACGGAGGTTGATGGCGCGGAAGATCAATGGCACACGTGCAAAGGCAGAAGCCTCCCCGGTAACTTCCCCTTGGCGCTCCATCGCCTCAACCCATCCAGGGAGAGGGACCAGCGTCTTGAATGCAGGGGACGCGAAGGTTGTAGTCATGCTTCGAATAGCACCCTTGAGCCCATGCGCTCGACCATCAGTTTCGTGAACAGCCACACCAAGGCATCGAGCCTGTCGGGAGACTTCTCTCCCGGCACCCAGGTACAGAGCTGGTCTTCCAGCAGCGGGAACGCCCCAACGTGGTGGATCTTGTGCTGCTCGTACAGCGATGCGACGGGCTCGGCGCGGGTGTACTTCCCCTTCGTCGCCCGAACATCAAGGACACGCACGCGCTGCCCGATCTTCGCCCCGTCATCCGCCTCGACATGCTTGATGGTGTTCTTCACCAAGTCCCCGCCGTTGTTCACCTCTGCGACGATCCCGTTCAGCATGTCGTCCAGTGTGGCATTCACTGCGCGCCGGGCCCACGCGTCGGGTGTGTAGATCCCAGACAGGTCGGACGTGACATACCCGTGCCCGTCTTCCCCAACGCCGCCTATCAGAATCCCGGTCTCGTCCGAGGTCTCATGGGCTGTGACCGCGGGGTCGATCGCGCAGTAGGCTACGGTGAAGGGCGGGACATGCTTGGCGTCCACCCGGCATTCTTCCAGGAGTGCGCGCGTCCACAGCGCGCCGGGGATCTGGTCGAGGTCCTCGGCCATGATCTCCATCCTGTAGGCCCAGTCGGTCATGTCCTTGGTGATGTCCGAAAGCCCATCAATCGAAAGATGGGGGTTGTCGTGA